GGGAAATCTATACCAAATGTTTGTTTTTTTATTGCCATAAATCTTTTATAAATAAATATCGGTATATTTTATTTTTTGTAAATAAAAAAAAAATCCCGACATAGTGTCGGGATTAGTGTCATAATTGATGTCGTGATTAGGATGAACACCCAAAACAATCAAATTGACTATTTTCTGGTTTCGACACCTCTTGAATCATAGGTTCTGGTTTTGGTATTGCAGCCGCTAATGGTGTTTCGGTGCTAGCAATATTAATCGCCAAGTGTTTCGCCCCTGTTGATATCGCTTTGGTTCTAACGTAGTAGCAGAGTGACTTAAGACCACGTTTCCAAGCCCAGAAGTGGCTAGAAGATAGTTTTTGAACTGTTGGGTTTTGGAAATAAACGTTCATAGATTGTGATTGGTCAATAAAAGGTGCTCTATCAGCAGCCATATCAATCAATTCTTTCTGCGAAACTTCCCAAATAGTTCTATATTTTTGAATTAAATGTTCAATTCTTTTAATTTTTTTCTCATAATGTTTGTCGGATGAGTCCAAAAACTTATTAAAGTTTATGTTTTGAATAGAACCCTCATTCATGATGATTTCGTTTTTGAATTGCTCGGACCAGATACCCAAATCTTCAAAATCCTCAATCAAGTATCTATTAGCGATCAAGAATTCACCACCAACAACTCTTCTGTTGAATAAATTAGATGGGATAACCTCAGTCATCTCATATGAACCTGTAATTTTAGCTGAAGAAGCTACGGGCATTTGTGCTGTGAATAATGAATTACAAACACCGTGTTCTTTCACAGAAACCTTAAGAGAATCCCAATCCCACATTAATTCATTCTGATCAACACCCCACATGTCAAATTGGAAGTTACCCTTAGACATTGGTGATCCTTTGAAATATTTGTAAGGTTTGTATTCGCCAGACTTACACAACTCATTACTCTCACTGATAGCGGCAAAGTAAATCGTTTCAAAAATTTTCTTATTTAATTCCTTAGCCTCATCTGATGTGAAAACATAGTCCATTAAAAAGAATACGTCAGCAAGACCTTGTACACCAATAGCAATCGCTCTTTGTTCAAGACCACCTTTTTTACCCTTTTCTGTAGAGTACGAGTTGATGTCAACAACTTTATTTAAAGCTCTAACAACCTTTCTAACCTCATGGTACATTTGATCGAAATCAAAAGTTTTGTTTTTTACATAATTTTTAACAACAATGGATGATAGTGTACAGATAGCTGTTGTCTTTTCATCCGTAAATTGATAAATCTCATTACAAAGGTTAGATTGTTTGATAACCCCGATGTTCTGGTGGTTTGTCTTACTATTTGCGTTGTCTTTTGAACATAAGTAAGGTACACCAGTTTCAACTTGTGATTCAATAACTTTAATCCAGATCTCCTGAGCCTTTACTTTCTTACCTAAGCCCATTTCAACGGCTTTGTTATAGTTAGCCTCATATTCATCACCAAAACACTCCTGAAGTGGCTTTAAACCGTTTTTAACGATATCATTCGGGCAGAATAAATACCAATCACCATCTTGTTCGACAGCTCTCATGAAATTATCTGGAATCCACAAAGCCGTGAACAAATCTCTTGCTCTAAGTTCTTCAGCCCCAGTATTTTTCTTAATCTCAAGTAGATCAAAAATATCCTTGTGCCAAGGTTCGATATAGATAGCGGCACTACCTGGTCTACGGCCTTGCTGGTTAAAGAATCTTAGCGACTCATTAACAATTTTAAGATATTTCAATAACCCACCAGCAAATCCGCCTGATGTTTTAATTCTACTTTCTTTACTACGGATATTTGACATACAAAGTCCAATACCAGCTGCGTCAGCAGAATAGACAGAGATGTCTCTTAAGCTGTCCAAAAGACCGTTTCTAGAGTCATCGTTATTGTAGTGTAACACACATGACGCTAATTGTGGTATTTTGGTACCAGAATTAATCATAATAGGTGTTGCAGGTGAAATGAATTGGTTTGATAAAGCCTCGTAATACTCAACAGCTTCTTCAAATGAATTTGTAACCCAAAGAGCCACGCGCATATACATGTGTTGTGGTCTCTCAACTTGTTTACCTTGAGATGTTTTTGTTAAATACATTTCATGTAAAGATCTCCAAGCAAAATAGTCAAATTGAAAATCTCTTTCATGATTAATAACGGCATCCACATTATCGGAACCGTAATTTTCAATTATTTTTATCAATTCATCATTGATGATACTATCTTCAGCTAACAATTTCATTGTTTCGCTAAAGCTTGGGTTGGTCTCTTTATGATATGATGTTATGGCGATGTAAGACGCCAATTTACTATAGTCATAATGACTACCAGTGTAAGAAGCTGAGATTTCAGCTAAAAGCTTATCAATTTCTTTTGTTGTAACAACACCCTCGTTGGGTAGTGAAGTTATGCCCTTGATAAAAATTTCATCGGCGTTAACTTTTAAACCTTTTGCCGCTCTTTTGATTCTCGTTAAAATCTTCGTTGGATTAAACGCCGCTTGCTCATCATTACGTTTTTGTATGATCATTTTATTATTAGTATTAAATGTTTTTTAATTTTAATTAGAAATCGTCCGTGAAGCTAAGTTTCTCATTCAATTTAGCTTTTTGGTATTCCATTGTTCTTGACTCGAAGAAATTACCTTTTGTTTCAACAGCAATTTGCTCCATAAATTTGAACGGTTGTTCAACGTTAAATTCTTTCTTACAACCAAATTTAACCAATAGACCATCTGTGACAAACTCTAAGTATTGTTTCATTAAGTTTGAGTTCATACCAATTAATGATACTGGTAATGACTCGGTGATAAACTCTTTTTCGATTTCTAGCGCAGACAAAAGAATCTCTTTGATTCTTGCCTCACTTGGTTTATCGACAACGTGGTTGTTAGTTAAATGGATTGCGAAATCACAATGCAAATTTTCATCTTTAAAGATAAGCGCGTTTGCGTTACATAGGCCTTGCATCAAACCTCTTGATTTTAGCCAAAAAATAGAACAGAAGGATCCTGAAAAGAAAATACCCTCAACCGCTGCAAAAGCAACTAATCTTTCTTGAAAAGATGCGTTTTCAATCCAATCTAAAGCCCATTTAGCTTTTTTCTGTACAGCGGGTAAATATTCTAACGCTCTAAAACTTTCAATCTTCTCTTGGTGATTTGAAATGTATGTGTCAATCAACAAAGAGTACATAAGGCTGTGAATATTTTCCATCGCAATTTGGATACCATAGAAAAATTTAGCTTCTGGGTATTGGACCTCTTTCAAGAAATTTTCAGCAAGATTTTCGTTCACAATTCCGTCCGAAGAAGCGAAAAATGAAAGTATGTTCTTAATGAAATATCTTTCATTATCGGTTAAGTTCTGCCAATCTCTAATGTCATTAGATAGATCGACCTCTTCTGCGGTCCAAAACGCTGCTTGGTGTTGTTTGTAAAACTCCCAAATGTCGTTGTGTTCGATAGGAAAAATAACAAATCTGTTAGGGTTTTCCTGTAATATAGGTTCTTGCATAAATTAATTTTTTTATTGTTTAAATAAATATGGACAAAGGTACGAATATTCTTAAATATTTTGCTGAATTTCTAAAGTATTTTCCTCGGTTTCTGTATTCCCCTGTGCAGCAACGCTTTCTAGATATCTTCTTCTAGCTTCAACATTTGATTGCTTTTTTTGTGACTCAAAACCTTTTTCAGTTAATACATCATTTGTATCAATGATAATCCTTGAGTTGTCAAACAAGCAGTCTTTAAATATCATACCATCATCACCCATACGGTTTTTAAGGATCGATATTGTTGCGATTTTTTGATCTTTCTGTTCAAGGGTTTTACCGATACTCATGATAAAGTGTGCAATCTGAGCTTTCTTAAGGTTACCACCCATGTTTTCAGTTTTAACAACTTCAACACTAGTTGAGCTTCTGTTACCTTGTGTGGCTGTCCAACCAACAACGTTCATCTCATCAACCATGCTTTCAAAAGCACGCATGATTTTACCTTCATTTGACCACTCCTCTGAGTTAGAACTTTCCTTTTCCATTGATAAGCAATCGATGTAATCTAAAACAAGTACATCAACTTTTTTACCCTTGGCGTTAATCTTTTTGATTATGTTCTTAATTTTGTTAATTGTAACACCATCTGAAGGTAATTTTTGTAAGAACAGGTTATTTTCATGTTCGTCCTTAATTGCTTTGATTTTTGTTTGGATCAGAGCTTTGTTTTCCGATAACTCACTAAGCGGTATTTTTGTTAGGGCCGAGAAATGCTTTCTTTGTACAGCCTCTTCTTTATCCTCAAAAAAGATCTGTAGTACGGTTTTACCCTCTAAGAATGCGGAGCTGGCCACTTTGGTTAGGAAAGTTGTTTTACCAACACCCAATGGTGCAATGACTAAACCAACCTCTCCCTTTGATAACCCACCTTTGGTACAGTCATCAATACCTTGGATTCCAGTTGGTACTGGATCACGATAATCCTCTGATAAAACTTTTTCTATGTTATCAAACAAGAGTATTGGGTCTTGTTCTTCTTTGAACGTGATCGCGTCTTTGATTTTTTTCTCAATCTCGTCATAATCTGCGACAATACCACGATCCAATTTGGATTTTATCTCGTTAACAGCGTTTCTAATTGACTGTAACTTACAAAACTTTTTTGCGTTGCTTTGTACATTTAAATTACCGACCCTGCAATTTTCAATGTCAGTAATCGTATCGTCTAATTGGGTTCTCAAAGCTTCTTGAGAGGCCCCAACTTCCTCATTAACTAAAACCCTTAAAGCTGGGAAGTTCATAAGAACATCGTGGTCTTTATGGTATTTTTTAATTAAGTGCGCTATCCGTTGGAATGATTCGGATGGGAAATACTTCGGGTCAATAATATCTATTATCGCTTGCCCGAATTTATGGTCTGTAATTATTTCATTTAATAATTGTAGTTGAAAGTCTTTACCTAAATCCTCAAAATTGTTTATTATATTAGCCATTTAAATTTTTTTATTATTATACCAATTGAACCTGTAAGTTGTAACCCATGTACTCTGTTTCCAATTCTTTTGTTGGTGTGCAGAGACATTTTTGTACTCTTGTGATTAATTCGTAAATGTGCTGGCGAATATCTACGGTGTATCTAACTTTAACTGGATAAATAGTTGCATCCCACTCTCTATATGCGATAACTTTACCTTCTTGCTTAACAACAATCTTCATAACGTCTTTAGAGCTGTTTTGCTCGTAGTCTTGAGTTTCAGAGAACTGTCTTTGATGTTCAGTGATAAAATCCAGGGTTCTGTCTTTAAGAACGCTTTGGATCAATCGCATGTTGTCGTCAACAGCCTCTTTGAAGTTAAGCGAATTAATCGCTCTATGGTTAAAACCGATGATGTTAAAGAATCTTTGTACGATTATGTTATCGTTAAGATAAAGTGTAAACTCAAATTTACGTTGTTCTCTTTTGTCTTCCATGTTATTTGTTTTTTTTGTTGTAATCATTTTCTTCCTTTTTTATAATAGTAATAAAAGAACTCCAGAAAACAAAGAAAGCGTCATCATTTTTTGGTAAAAAATTTAATAATT